ATCTCTTTTACCAAATTCAAAATAATGCATTATCTATCTCCTACTACTTTACCCTCAATATCTGTATTAGGGAATTTCAATTCAAATATACTTGGGTCTAATGATGGATATACAATTCCATTTTTTGTTGCGGAAAGAATATCATATACATTACCACTATATCCATCAGTATCTAAATGTTTATTTTCTATTAAAACTAAATCGTTATTAGGATTATTCTGTTCTGGTGGAACTAATGATACCACACCCTCACAAGTGGAAATCTGATATGCTAAATCACCCAATACAATAGGTTGGTTCATTTGCCATTTATCAATTTGGAAAAATTCTTTTACTTTTTGTATTGTTCTTAACAAGACATCATTTTTGTTATATCCTGTTTTTGTAATAATGTTATACTTAACACCTATATTGATGACATATCCGTCTTTAAGATTAATAGCATCAGTCAATAATCTATATTGAGATAAATAAGTTTTAACATTTTGTTTAACCGCCTTATTAATTCTAACCAATGTTTTATCTGCACCATATCCTAATAGATACATATTTAATGCTAATGGATTTTTAACTTCTGTTGTAGCTCTTGTATCTACGACCTCTCCGTCAATGATTTGTAATTGACCACTCGTTTCTAATTGTTCATCTTGAACAATAAATGCTTTTGCTATGTTTCCGTATTTGTGTGGTAAAGAATAAACTCTTGTAATGTAGTCAGCTTTTGTAACCGCTCTGTTTTGTGCATTAAAGTATGCTGCTGCATTTTGTTTTATTTCTGTAATGGTTTCTGTTGAAGCACCACCAGAAGCAGGGTCTTCATTATTCACGGTAAGACTTGCTCTAACCGTATCTAATGTATCACTATTTAATCCTGTTGTAGAATTAGTATAAGTCAATCTGTTAAATGATTGAATAGTGTTTGAAGCTACATTGTGTTCAACTGCACCACCATAATTATAAGTCACGGTAAGTGTTGTATTACTTGGAGCTAATCCAAATGTTCTTGTTTTTAAGAAATTACTTGGGTCAAAACTTTCGTCTAACCTTGAAACACCAAAACCTAATCTTGAACCAACATTATCTGGATTTGGAATTATTTCCTCATCTGCATTATCACTAATACCTGAACCAAATCTTAGTTCCATTTTATTATCATCACGAACTCTTGTTGTAAATCTTCTTGATGCTTTAATAAGTTTTAATAAGTAAGGTGTATCGTTTTTGAACTCTGCTAATTCAGGGTCATTAAGTGTTGTATTTTCCTCATCTTCAAACACCGTATCTTGTGCTAAAAAAGGAACTTCATAAAATTTATTATTTTCACTATCTGTAACTTCAACTATACTTGTAACTTTTTCATTTGACAAAACTATCTTATCAAACTCAACAGCGTTAGCAAATGAAAATTCTTCTTCTTCTCTAACACCCGATTGAGCAATACCTTTTTTCTTTAATCTAAAATTAGTTGGTATATCTCCTGATGCTGGTGATAAAGCTGTAACTTCCATAGTGTCTAATGAACTTGATACTTTAAAATCAACATCATCTAATAATGTAAATTCTGTTCCATTACTTGATAACAATGTTGTGTTTGATTCAATCTTTCCTGCAAAATCTAAATTAGGTTTGTAGTTATTTGCGTCCACCGCTACGGCAGGAACATCAATTGTAAAACTTAATTCTACCATAGCAGGTGATGCTAATCTTGGTTTATATCCATAAGATTGAGCTATCGATAAAACATTTTTTCTCTCTTCGGCATATTGAATAAGTGTTTCTCTAAATTGATTATCAACATAATAATTCATTACATCTCCAACATAGGCAGCCATTTCAACAAACATCATACCTGGTGATGCTTCGTTGAAATCATTATATTGATTTGGGAAGTAAGTTTTTGCAAACTCTATAAGGTTTGCTCTAATATCTGAAAAGTCTCTACCGAGATAACTTACTTCTTTTGATATTGTTTTTTTATTTGTTCCGTAGTCGGACATTGTTATTCTCCAATTCTAAAGTCAAAATTTAATACTTCAATATCCTCTGGATTTAAAGGAACTGAAAATTCAACTTGAACATTGACTTGATTTTGTTCTTGTATAGTGAATACATTTATAATATTAATATGTGGTGAAAAGCTATCTACTGATGTTCTAATCGCCTCTTCAACTCTATTAGGTATATCCTGTCCTTGTTCAAAGACTATGGATTTTAGTTGACTACCAAAGTTGGGCTGAAAGACTCTTTCACCAGGTGTAGTTAGTAGTAGATTTTGTAAATTAGATTTAGCTTGTTCTAATACGGTTTTTGTTTTATAAAAAAAACCTTCAGGACTATATCCTAATGGAAATCTAATACCAACATACTTGTCGTCATTTCTATCTATTTCTCTTACACTTCTAGCCATTATGGTCTGTAATTACCTTCACCTTTTTTCTTTTTATCTATTGCTTTCATCAAACCAGAATAATCACGAGTTAATGCGTTTTGAACATCTTCTGGCACAGCGTCTACTGAAACACCTGCTTTCTTGATTGTATCAACCGCTCCCATTTCTCTCGCTCTTTCTTTATCACTACCCATACCTAAATCTCCGTATCCTAAAACTTCTGCCATATTGTCAGAACCTAAGACACCACCGCCTAATGTTGGATAGTCTTCTTGTTCTTGACTACCTAATGGTTTGGTGTTGTTCAATACCTCATTTAACGCTTTGTTTTTCGTGTATTGTTTTTTTGGTTTATTAATAACCTTTTTAGGTTTAGGTTTAGAAATCGTTTCTGATAAACTAATTTCTTTTTCTTCATTAATAAATATCTCACTCAGTTGTTTTTTGACTTCCTTACGAACAACTAATTCAATAATATTTCTTAATTTATTTTTATTCATTTTAACTCCTATTCAATACTTACTTTTTTACTTAAGTATGTTTTTTTGTCTTTTATATTTTTTAAATCTGCTATCTCCTTAGTTAGAGACTCTATCGTAATTGGATTAGGTGTTGGTTGTGCAGCTTCCGTAGCCAACTCTACACTTTTACTACTTATATTTGTAGATAAAATTAAATCCATTATTTTTATAAAATCCTTATTTCCTAAAACTGCAGGTGGTAAGGGGTCATCTCTTCGGCCAAGACCAATTTCTATTTCTCCGTTTGATGAATTAATTATTGTCTTTCTTAAAGAAATAATACGCTGTCTTTGAGAAACTATCGTTAAATCTTGAGCTTTTGCATTTCCAATTCTAATGTCTCCATCACCTGAATTATTTGTAATACTTATATTATTTTCAGCAAAAATATTTACATCATTAGAACCACTCACAATAATATCATCATTTGCAGCCTTCAATGTAATTCTATCTGAATTTAAATATAATTGTGGTTCAGTAAAATCACCAAAACTTTCATCAGTCGTTAGTGATATAAATGAACCACTATCTGCTACTATTTTTACATTTGGTGAATTTTCTGAACGTGGTTGATTACTACCAAGTGATATTAAATTTCCAAACCTTCCTTGTATACGAGTTTCTCCCTCACGATAAGGTGCTGTAATTGGACTTAAATCTTTAAAATATTTACCATATGGTTTTAATTCAACATCAAGTTTGAATGATTTGACACTTTCATCATTTGTTGTTAATGGTGAAGCTACCCTTTGATTTTCGCCAGTCTTTTGATAATTTATAGATATATTATCATCACTTAATCTTGATAAATAAAAATGTTGTCCTTTGTATGAGAAACCCAACCACAATTCGCCCACTAATGGATATTGTATAATATTTGAATTAGCTGGTAAAAATAATCTTTGTTCCGCATCATCATTTTGAGAATATATAAATCTTCCTCTAACATTTTCAGGAACACTATCTGTATTAATTTCGTCAACTTGAAATACTTCTAATATAGCATTGGTTTCTGGATTTACACCTGATATGTGAGCGTTACCTAAAGCGGCACGAAGTTCCTTTTTGGTGACAAATCCGTTACCATTTAAATATAAATTTTCAAGTGGCTTTTTAGCCATATCTGCCATTTAATTTTCCTTACTGATAGAACTTTCTATTTCGTCTTTTTTGATTTGTAACTCTTGAACATCAGACTCAATTGCATTCATCAATTGTTCTTTTTCAGATTCTGATAATCCGAACTCATCTCCACTATCTGATATTCTTTTTTCTGCTGCTGTAATTCTTTGGACGATTGTTGCCAACTTAACAAGTTGTTCGTCATTCTTAACATTGATTTCTAAATACTCTTTTAGCATAGGGATAATCTGAACGGCTGTATCTCCGTCCTTAATAAATCCAACCACCTCTTTCATCAATACTTCTAATTGTTGTTTATTGGTTTTGGAATTATCATATATGTCCTTGAAGACATCTGATAGGGTTTTACCCTCAAATATTTCGTAATCGTTTGCCATACTTTTTACCTAACAATAAATATAACTAAGTGAAAAAATAGGGATATATATTTATATACCTATTCATTTTTTCAATATTTCTATATAGTTATTATACGATTGGGGTAAAATCCAATCATTTTAGTAATAAAAGGGGGAAACGCATGAAAGACACAATCAAGATGATTATGGAAGGTGTATCAGGTATTAAAGATATGCTACTTCACATAATCGGCTTAGGTGTCCTCGTTCAATTAGTATTTGTAGGGGGATTCTTAGGTATTGATATTGTTAGTAATTTGATAAGTTTAGTAAATCTATTTGGTGAAAGTGGATTTGCTGGCTTTATATCACTTATAGTGATACTTGGATTACTAAACAAATAAAGGTGGAATTAAAAAGGGCAGTAGAAATACTGCCCTTTTTTATTTATAGTATATCCCAACTACCTGTCCATTTGGTTTCAATCGAACCTGTAGCGAGATAATTCTTTTGTAGATTTGCGTGATGTTTTTTCAGAACATTTATCACACGAGTAATATGTTGAGTATTACTACCTGTCATTTCTCTAATCAAAATATACAATGCTTTCTTATTGAAGTTCTCAATATTTTTTCTATTCTCCATAAGATAGATTACTGAGTTAGCAACATCAATATCTTGTTTTCTCTTAAACACGGTAGTCATATTGTTAGACCAATATTCTATGAATAAATCCATATATTCTTTTTGTCCTTCCAATATGTCAACTCTATTAGTTTCAGACATAGCATCTCTTTTATAATCAGTTACTTCTTCACCTTGATGTTGTTTAAGTTTTTTGTAATTATTGTTGTTGTGTAGAATTAAATAATTCTTAGCTACGATACTGAAATAACTAAATGCTTTTCCTTTACCCTCAGTAAACTTATGCATATTCATATATAAGAAACTTACGACTTCGTGTTTAACATCTTCACTCGGAACATCAAAGTAATAAAACTTAAATGTGTGAATCATATTTTCTGCCAACTTCTCAAAAGCGGTTCTGATATGTTCATTGTAAATTCGTTCCCTCATATGTGGACGAGTTTCTTTGTTGTGTCTAATGATTGCTTTTTCTGTTAAGTCTGTAAAGTAATATCTTGATGAACCCTTTTTAGCTTTTCTTGGCATTATAACTCCTGTTCTGTTATTTCGTTTAACTCATCTACTGCTTCTTTGATTGATGTAAAGACTACACCAATTTCATCATCGGCTTCAAAACTACCTTTTATATCTACCTCATCTAAGGTTTGTTTTGTGTCTTGTATTCGTTGTGCATAATCCTCAACCCAAGTTTCAAGTCGTTCTACTTTTCTCGTTAGATTAAATGTAGTCCAACCTAATGTGATGATGATTATACTAAGTAATATATATCCTATCATTTTTTCGGTTCTCCAAATAATTCGTTAAATATGTCTTTTGCTTCTGTTGATTTTGTATTGAACTTTTCTTTTACTTCATTGTTTTTCTCAACTTGTTTACCAACTGCTTTCTTAATGTTTGATACTGAGTTCTGAACTTTTTCACTTTCTACTTTATCACCTCTCTGCCATTGATTAGCTTCAATGTGAGTAGCCATCATATCTGCTTGGTGTAAGATGTAAGCGATATTACTTCTTAATCCAAAGTCTGGATTGTATCCTTTGTAATATTTTTCATTACCTTCTTCGTATAGTCCGTCTGTTAATCTTAATCCAATGAACTCCCATTGTGTCATAGGGATTTCAAAGTGTTGTAATATCCAACAAGCTCTATCAGTTACGGTCATATATTGTAATTCTGAATTGTGTGTGAATATCTCACCACGATTTTTTCTATGCCAATCTGACTCTTGTGGAACATAATAGTCGTGTTCTAAATCTCCAACCTTACCTAAGTCGTGATGTAAAGCTGCAAACACTAATTCTTCATTTGTAAAATTAATAGTAGCTCCGTTCTTTTCCCATATGTCTCTAACTTCTTGTGAGAACTTAACAACGTGTAATATGTGTTCTACATATCCACCTACCATAGCATTATGAAAGTGTGCTCTACCACTCGCTGGCGCCATAACCATTCTGTCTTCAAAATAATCATACATCTTATTTAGTTTATCTAATCTTTCTCCACTAAATGTATCGTTGATTATTCCACGAAGTTCTATCCAATTATCTTGAATTTGTTGTTCGTTTAATTGTTTCATTATCTTCCTATATCTCCTAAGTATTTTTCTTTTGCTTCTTCCCAAGATATGTTAATCATACCTGAGTAGAATAGTTTTTCTGGTTTAATTCTATTCTGTTCTAATAATTTAGTATAACGATTTACTGCTTTTCGTTTCCACCAACTATCAATATATTCTATGTCTCTGTCAAACATATTTCTGATTATTAGTTCGTCTTCATTTATTTCACTTCTTAGAAATTCTTTTCCGTTTTGATATATGTTTGCGAAGTAAGCACCTCGTTTAAATCCGTGTTCATACTTAGCTCTTTTGATACCCAACTCTTGATATATCAACTGAATAATTTTTTGTTTAATACCTGTAACTGGCTGACCTGTTTTAGAAGTCGTAACTTCATCATATCTTTCTCGTTTATTATCTTTCAACCATTGGTGCCAAGTATCATAAAACTTGTCATCGGGTTTTAAACTAATCTTACCTTTGGTTTCACCGAGAGTTTTCCATTGTGGTATTCCATTATACATTGAGTGGATACCATACAAAGCTGTCGTTGAGATACCCACTAATGTTTGTCCGTAAAGTTTCTTCCAAGTATCACGAACAACTTTTGATGTAACCATTTGTGCCACTAACTTACCACCCAACATATTGAAACCTAATGGTTGAACACAACATATTGTAGTTCCGATAGCAGTATGATTTAGTTTTCCGTCTTGGAATTTATTTTCTTTTGTCCAACCAATTAACTCATCTCTAACTCCTAAACTCGTTACATCACTTCCTAAACAAATCAAACCTAACACCTTGCCAGATGATTTATCTTTTACATAGAATTTGACATTACGACCTGGATTAGCTGTAAACTCCATTGAGTGAATTAGTCGTCTTGTGATAATCCAATCCTCGTTTGCTTTTGCATTACCTTGTTCTACTGGCTCAACGATTGGATTGATTGAATTGATTTCTTGAATAGTTAATTCTTTATTGAAAATATCTGTTGGTTGCCAGATAGTCTTTTCTAATCTATCAATTGTGTCCGCTCTATCCATAAAGAATTGTGGGTCTTTGTTAAACTCTTCCCACTTCTTCCATAATGTAGACTCTTGAACTGACATCTCTTTTAAGAAGTCCATATTGTCTATAAACTTTTTTTTCTCTGCTAAGTAATCAAACTCAGCTTCTCCAAAGAAATTTTCAAAACTCATTTTATAACCTCGTAATAATGTATAGTTGTAATGATAAAACCACAAATGCTAATAGTGTTCTGATGAACTCCATTAAGTGATTGTGTCTATCAAAAAATCTTTCTATTTTATACCAAATAGATTGTTGGTATTTTTTGTATTCTTTTTTACTCATAATATAACCTTTTTTCTTTCACTTGTCAAGTATTTTTTTAATTGTCTGATATAAATTGTATATCCTCATTTAAGTTTGCTTTTTTAATTGTAGCATTAGTAAACTTGTATGGTTTAACACCTGGACTTTCTAAGATATCAATACGATTTACAAATCGTTTGTTCATTGTATCTTTTACTTGATATACTCCGTCCTTTCCGTCTGTTCCTTTTAGAACAATAAAATCACCATAGTCTAACCAACCACCCCAACGCTTCAATAGATTACGACTAACTGCAACATATCTATATTCTGATGCTTTATGTATTGTAATCTTAGTTCCGTCTGCTAAAATGTTTGGTGTTCTATCTGTCTGATGTTTGACCGGGTGATACATTGTAACCGTAACATCTAATCCGTCTAAACGAATTCCGTTTTCTAATTCATCAATTCTTAATTGTAGTCTAACTCTATCGTCTTCAAGACTATCAATCGTTGTCATATAATATTCACGATATCCTTTGAATAGTTTATCCCAAACTAATCCGTTGAATAGCATAAAGATTGTTAAAAATATTAAAAAGTTTTTTTTCATAGTTTCCGTCCTTTTATAGTAATAACTATTTAGTTCCTACTTTTTTCTGTATAAAGTCTACCATTTGTTCGGCAACATTTATCTTGGTATATTTTTCCATACCTTGAAAACCTGGCGCAGAGTTTACCTCACAAATAACATACTTACCTTTATCAAATAACAAGTCTACACCTGCTATATCTAAATCTAATAATCTTGCACACTCACCACCAATCCACTCAATATCATCATCTATCTGATAAGGGATTGCTTCTCCACCTCGTGTGATGTTGGCTCTAAAATCTCCGTCAATGGATTGTCTCATCATACAACCAACTACTTTACCATTAACTACCAATACTCTCAAATCTCTACCGAGTGAGTCTTCAACACACTCTTGAATAATAATGTTGTATCTGGCATTAGATAGTTCTGCCATTTTCATAATTTGTCTAAATTGTTTTCTATCATCAACCATAAACACACCACTACCATATGAACCACTTAATGTTTTGATTATCATTGGATACTTAATATTACTCTCTACCAACTTTACATTAATAGGATGCTTTACTAACATAGTTTTTGGAACTGGTAGATTTGATTGTCCTAAAATTTGTTGTGAATATAATTTGTCTTTAACGGCGTCAATCGCTTCACTTCCGTTAATCAATACAACACCTAATCGTTCTAAGTGTCTAATGATTGCTTTGATAAAGTAAGTTGTTCCACTACCTGTTCTTGGTAATACAAAGTCAGGTAATTTTCTTGGCACACCATCAACTATAATAGATTTCCTATCATCTCTATCAACGAATATATCTACATCTTGTGGATTAACTACACGAACTTTAATATCTTGTTTTTCAAATTCTTCTACAAGTCTTTTTACTTCGTGGTTTTCACCTAATGCTTTCTTATGTATTATCCAACCATTCATTTCATAAATCCTTCAATTGCTAATTCTTTGTGTTTTGCTTCCACCATAATATCTACATCATTACCATAAGTATTTGGTAATTCTTTAATTAAGTCTGAGTGTGCTTGTGGTTTAATACTTTCATCTAATTGTTCTTCGGAACGACTTTCTGAATAATGAACAACTGGTGTGATATCGTCTGGCCAAGTTGATATAGCCAACTCTAATGCTTCTTGTTCTGATAATCCACCTGTGCAAAATTTGTGATGATGATAATCAAACACAATAGGAATACCAATTCGTTCGTATAAATACATCAAGTCTTTTACTGAATACATTGATGCTTTGTCGTCATTTTCTACGGTAAGTCTTGATTGAACTGACATAGGTAGTCGTTCAAAGTTCTTACAAAATCTATCCATAGCAGATTGTTTATCTCCATACACTCCATTACAATGTATATTAATTTTGTTGTAATGAGTTCTACTTAAACCCATAAAGTCAAATACTTCCGCATGCATAGTTAAGTCTTGAAATGTGTTCTGAACTACATCTTCGTTTGGTGATACCAAAACATTGAAAGGACCTGGATGTGAAGTTACACGAACTCCGTGTGTGTTTGCCATTGTTCCGGCTGACTTCAACCATAATTTAATTTCTTTGATGTCTTTCATATCAGACCACTCATATTCAGATTTCCAAGGCGCAAGTCCACTTGTCATACGATAGAAGTTGTATCCGTTAAGAACATTCCAAGTCATCACTCCGTTTAAATCTTTTACATTTGCAAGTGTTATCTCAGATGCGTAATCAACACCTTTGGTATCAAATGTTCTTCTAATCATACCACGACCTGTGGTGATTGGTTTAACACCTCGTTCTTTACCACCATATTTTTGTGGATAAGACAATTTCATATTGATACATGCGTAACCTAATTTCATAACCTTAATATAACCTTTTTATTTTTATTTGTCAAGAACTTTTTGTTTGTTCTTTCTATATTGTTCAGTTGTAACCCAAACACCTGATAAATAATCTTTCAATAAAGACTTTTCTAATTTCATTCTTTCTTTATACTCTACAAAGGTTTCTCCGTCTAATCGTTTATCACCTTTAAGAAGTTTACCAATTACTAATCTTTTTTTCATTATCATTTATCAACATCTCCCATTAAGAATTTTTTTTGTTTTTCTAAATCTTTTTTTAATTTTCTTTCAGCTGCTAACTTCTCTTTATGACGAGCAACCAAGATTTCATCTTTGGTTCTTCGTTTAGTTTTCTTTTTTGGTTTAACTTTTGTTGGTGGTAAAGTTCCTTTTAACTTAGGTTGTTCTTTACCTTTGTGAAATACATTTCCGTCTTTGTCAACAAACTCATTCATAAAATGCCAACCAGCCGGACGACCTGTTGGTTTGTATGATTTAGTCTTTTCCTGAAAGTCCTCAGGAAACAATTTATACATTTTTGCTTGTAGTGCTTTATCACTCACCACATATTTACAATCGGTGCTTACATTACGAACTGGTTCGCCTGTATATTTACAATCCATATAAGGAACTCCGTCAATGTAATAACCACCATTATCTTCGAATTTACTCATATAACTCCTATGCTTGTGCTATTGAGCCAGATGCTACTGCTCGTCTGACTATTTCGTTTTCTATTTTTTCGTCTATATATTTGGATACTTCTTTTCTAAATTGTCTTTCTTGTTCGATATCATCTTCAATAATATCTTCAATTAATCTACCGATAGAATCCTCTAACTCATAGTGTCGTTTATCACGAGCTTGTGTTTCTAATTCTTCTAATCGTTTAACTATTTCTCTTATATCCATAATTTATATACTCCTAATATAATACATTTATTTTGCTTTGTCAAGCTT